AATCCCTAGTTTGGCTCGCACGAGGGGTTCTTTTGTTTTCTTCGCTCATATGCCTATACCTCCTTCGTGAGTTTTAATTGTTTCGCATACTCTTCAAGTGGCACACCTAATTTTTTAGCGATTGCAACTTGAGACGGCGTGAGTCTCACAGTTTTGCGACCTGATTTTGTGCTTCGCGTCGCTGACGCTACTGTCTGCACAGGTTTAGTCGATTCCGTTGACTCTGGTTTATCAAATTTATGAGGGAATTCAAGTCTTATTCTTTTATCCACCTCAGTATAGTATTCATCTGATTTAGGATCATATCCTTCTTCGTCAACCAGTGTTTTATGTAAATCAAAAGCAGTATAAGTCATTGCTTTATCTTTACCAAACCATGTGTTTTTCGATGCCCAAGCTTCAGCTTTAGGGTCAACTTTAAGTTCTGGTTCTGGTTTTGAAGTAGGTATTTCAGCAGTCTCCTCAGCTTTCTTCGGTTGCATTTCTGCAGCTTTTGTTAACTCTTGGATTCTTGCTTCTTCATATCCTAACTGTGCGATTTGCTTTGAGATTTCTACTTCAGCATTGGTGTCACCTGCTTCTCTAGCTTGAGCTAGTTTTGCTTTTTGTGCATCAAGTAATGAGTTAATTTTCTCTTGCCTATCTTTTACAGATGTTGTTTCCAAAGATGAATATTTTTGACCTAAACTTTCAGCTTTCTCTTTTTGGATTTTTGCAAACGACAAAGCCTCGTCTCTTTGTCTTTCCGCTTCTCTCCATTTTTTAGTTAGCTTTGCTATTCTTCTTTGAACGTCTCTACTATAATCTTCTAATTCTTCTTTCTTTTCTTCTTTCTTCGTAGCCTCTTGCGGCTCGCTGCTGGCTTCTTGAGTCTCAGCAACTACGGGCTCTTCAGTTTCTTCAACTGGAGCAGTATCAGTTGTTTGATCTTCTTTTAATTCGACCTCAGTATCAGGTCCCGAAGTATCAATGTCAACTGTCTTGTTTTCTTCTACTTGCATAGTTTCCTCCTATGTTAATATTGATGAAGTATATCTTCTGGGTTTGCGATCGTTGCGAGCACTTCATCATCATTTAATATTCTTACCTCGCCTCCATCGATTTGTATCCTAGAACCTGCGTAACGTGCAAAGATCACCCAGTCACCTGTTTTGCACCATGGTCCTTCAGGAAACTTTTCTTTATCATAACAATGTGGTCCTTGTGCAAGAACGAGTCCGCACGTTGCTCCCACTTGTTGTCTCTCTAAAGTTTCTTGTCCAAAGTATAAACCACCTTTTGATTTCTCAGGCATCTTGAATGGTAATACAATCATTCTCCAACCTGTAGGTTTAGGAAGTTTATCTTCTTCTTTAGTTTTTAATCTTTCATAAGCCGCGTCTTTATCTTCATCTAGCTTATTATATTTTTCTTCTAACGCTAATTTAGTCTTCGGAACTTCTTCCGAATTCGATGATGTTATCAGCTTTTCGCTCATCCTTCTTCTCCTTTTTTTCGTTTTCGTTAAGTATATCTGTTAATGCTTGATCCATAGATTGATAAGCATGTGCTTGACCTAATAGATATTTATATTGTTCGTAATCTTTTGCACTACCTGCAATCATTGAGTCACCTACCGCTTGGTAGTTGTCTCTCAATTCTTTTCTGATTTTTTTTACTAGATCTTCAAATGTTAGCATTTCCACCTTTTTCTAGCCTGGCGTAGTCTAGAATTAGGATCTTTTGCTGCTTTCGGAAATTTTTTCATTTGGCCGGCGCTTCTCGCGCAGAAGGACTTACGTCTCTTCGCAGCTTTTGATCCAGGTTTGACCTTGCCTGTGACCGCTGTTTGTAGTTTTGAACCGGGATTTGCTCTTCTATAGGCAGCGACACCGGCTCGTGTCATGCCTGCTCCGGCCTTTGTAGGCCTGAAGTTCTTCTTGTTTCTTGCTGGCATCTTATCTCTTCTTGCCATTTTTACCATTTTTTTTAATTATTTTTTTAGCTGCCTTAAAAGGTGATGTAATTCTTGTTTTAAGTTTTTCACTTAAAGGCGTCATCAATTTTTTTGTTCGTTTTACTCTCTCTGCTTTTGATAGACTTTGTAAATACTCTCTTTGTGTTTTCTGCATTCTTTCAAATCTTTTTTTCTGTTTATTTTTTAATTTATCCGTCATTTTTTTGCCTTCATTTTTTTGATATGTTTTTTAACTATTTTGGCTTGTCTTGCATGTGTCTTTGATGCTTTTTGCAAACCTTTTGCAACTTTTTTTAAACCTTTTACCATTATTTTCCTCCAGGTCCCATTGGCTTTTCAATTAAACCACCTTTTTTCTTACCTCTTTTATTTAATTCATCTTTTATGACTGCCATAATTGGATCAGGCAGTGATTGATTACTTAAATTTTTTAATGCAGTAGAAGACATTCTACTTGCTGTATATTCAAAATCAGAAAGTTTCATAATTCCAACATCTGGTATATCGTAAGTTTTTCCCATTAAATTAATCCTTTATAATATTTTCTGTAAGATGGATTAGATAGTTCTACACCGCCATAACTTCCTTTGATTGATCTACCAAAGTATGGAGTGGTTGTTCCACCTGGTCCACCGTTTGCTTTTTTTGTTCTTTTCACAATTGTTTTTACATTAGTTGGTTTTGGACCCACGTTTGAAGCTGCTCGCTTTCTTTTTACCGCTGAACGTCTTTGTCCTTCTGACATGCTTCTTGCTTTTGCAAGTGGGACACATTTTGGATATTTACGTTTTGCGTCTGCTTTTTGTTTTGATCTTCCACATTTTGCAAAAGATCCATCTTTTTTCTTTGAGCCAATATCGACCCATTTTTGTTTGAACCATTTATCAAGACCATTTTTAGCCATGGCTCTAAAAAACCTTTGTTACTTTTCTTCTATTCGACATCACTTTTCCGCAACCGGTTGCAATGCCTCCTCTTTTTAATCCTTGTCTTCTTAATCTTTCTGTTGCTTCCATTAATCCACCACCAGCTTTATAAACTCTACCACCTTCTTCAAATCGTTTTGGTCTCTTTCCAGATCCAGCTTTATTAATTTGTTTTAATTTATCTGATCCACGCATATCACGTCTAGGCTTAAACTTTGTTGTATTACGTAAAGCAGATCCAGCTTTATTCATTCTATTTACTTTTTCTTTTCTTTCAGAAACTTTTTGTCTAGATCTCTCTCCGTATCTAGCTCTTTCTCTTAATGGACCATCACCTGCTCTACCACCTTCTGCAGAAGGTTTACGTCCTTTAAAATCTTTTCTCTTTACACCAGATGGATCTTTAATTTTACCTGCACAAATTTTGCTGGCGTAGGCATTCGCATATGCACTAGGATAAACAGAAAATTTTCTCTTCGCTGCGGCCTTACCTCTTGGACACAGTTTAGTCATTATTGTTTACTCGCTTTATCTTTGCACTCACAATCGTGATCACAAACACATGGTGTAATACCAAACAGCTTGCAAAAGATTTCGCAAATTTTGTTTTTAATTTTTCGTAACATTATTTTTTACCTTTTTTCTTCTCTAAAAATTTTCTAAGACCTTCGTTTAATTTACTAACGCCTTTTTTCATCCCTGCTTTTTCTTTTTTGTTAGCCTTCATCATTGGATTTTTTTTCATACTTTTAGCTGCAGATTTCATAGACTCTGTTCTATTGTTATCTTTGTCTAAATCTAAAAAGTCAGGTTTTGATCCTTTTTTTAACATTGGCCTTTTTTTCATCATCATGCCGCCGCCCATTTTTTTAACACGTCCACCTTTCATATAACCTTTTGGTGATACCTGTTTATTGTATAGTCTGTTTACCATTATTTTTTCCCTCCGTTTCGGAATATTTGTGTGCCCTTTATACCATAAATACTTGCTACGACAAGTATCCATAAATTCGTGAACCAACTAGGAAGTTCAGAAAACATTTTGAAAAACAATTTTACTTTATCCATCGCAGTTGGGTCATCTGATACGACTGCCCAAGCTAAAATTGCGACGGGCAAACTTAAAATTATCAAAACTGCCTCGTCTTTCCAATCCGATTGACGGGCCTCTAATAATTTACCCTGGTAAGCCTCCTCACCACGCGCTTGTCGCTCTGCATGTAATAATTGTGCTTCAGACATAGCCATTTTAGCTTTTTGTCTATTTGCATAAATTTTACCGCCAGCGTTTAGGGCTAATTTAACAGCACTTAACCACATAATTAAAACGCTTTTGATTTTCTTCTTTTTTCTGGAAGCACTGCGCCTTGTCCTTGAACTTCTAGCTCAGGTCCACCAGTAGCAATTTGATTATAAGCGCCGTTGTAAGTTGTTTTTGAACGTGGATCGATCTGAATCTCTTGTTCACCAACTTTGGCTTCTTTAATCTTATTTTCTTTTTCCATTTTTGCTCCTTTTTTGTTTCACGCCTGCTTCTCGCAAAGCAATAGCGATCGCTTGTTTTCTATTTTTAACTTTTTTATCAGATTTTCCAATAGAAAGCTTCTTTTTTTTAAATTCTCTCATCACTTTTGCAATTTTTCGGTCTTGTTTTTTAGTTTGAGTCATTGTCACCTCTAACAATAGCAATATTACCCATCATATCCTCTGCTTTTGGTAATGTTTTAGACAAAATGGTCTTTTCAATTGATGTATTAGCTCTTAATTTTGCTAATTCTTCGTTTTGTTTTAGTTTTTCGTCTTGATTTTCTTGGTTCATCATTGCTCTCATCTTATCAAGATCAATTCTCTCATTTCCCTCACGTTCTTTTCTCTCATTTTCCATTGCTCTAAGGTCTAATTCTCTAGATCTTAGTTTTGCAATAGGATCATTGTCAAACTGTGAGGTAATTTTCTTCTCTTCACTTAAAAACTCTTCCATAGATTCAGCAATGAGTTGTGCTTTTCTTGCTTCAATTTTTTGCGACATCATTCTTGCCTGCATTTGCATTTGTGGATTCTGCTGCATCGCTGCAACTGTTCTTAATTCTTGTGCAAACTCGAGTTCAACTTGTTCTTGAGCCATTAAACTGATGTGTTCAAAAATATTTTTTTCTAACGCCGCCATCACCGGTGGATTATTTCTTGCCATGTTTGTTGCCATGAAAGACAAGTGCGCTTGAATGTGTGATCTGTGATCTTGACCTGGAAACGCTTGGAACGGTCGCCCTGCAAGAGCATTAATATGCTCTAATGCAGGGTCCATTGGTTGTGGGGGTTGTGGTCGAATTAATATTTGATCAACGTCTTTTACACCGATTGCTTCATACATGTTTCGGTACGCTTGATATAAATTATGTATCTGTGGATTGGACATTGCCAATTGCAATTCCGTCTGCGCAAGGGAGATACGCTGTGTCTGAGAGAATATATTTGGATCTGCAACTGGCAATATATCTACTCTGTCATCAAAATCAGACTGTTTGATGAGACGTTGTCCTCCGACAACATCATAGGGGTATTCTTGGGGTAGATAAAGCTTAAAAACTCTTGATAATAATTTAAATTCTTTTTTGAGTGCTGCGTAAATTCTTTTGTGAATTGCAGACATCGTTCTGCTCCCTCTTTCTAAAAGCGCAACTGTCGTTCCCACTGCAGCGCCTTGATTCCCATCACCTATCTGCAAGTCCGCTATAGATGCAAAGCGTTGACCTGCTTGTACAACGACACCCAATAAATTTAAAAGAGTTTGAGATGGCTCTTTAAATGGTAGAGTCATAAACGCATCTCTAATATTTCCACCTGGAGCATCTACATCTCTAAACTCTCCTGGTTGAATAGACTGTGCGTCATCTCGAATTCGGATACCTCTTTGTTTAAAACCTGCTGGTAAGTTTGATAATGTTCCAGCATCTAAGAGTTGTCGTAAAGCAGCTGTGGCTGTTCTAGATAATCCACCGATCATGTGAATTAAACCAAAACCATAAAAGCCAAGGCCGGGTAAAAATTTAAAATGCACAAAGTAGGAAATTTTTTTCTTTAATGGATCTCCTGCTTCATAGTTTCTTCGAATAGATAAAACTCTTCTTGATCCTTCATCCATGGTTACAATATATGGAATCTTAATACCTGTTGGTTCACCGTTTGTGTCAACGTCTTCAAAACCTTCTAAATCTAAATTAACATGACACTCAAGTAATGTGAAAACATCTTCGTCTCTTCCTGATTTTGAAGTGCCTTCTAATTCGAGTTCTTTTTTCTCTAAATCTGTTAAATTATTTTGACCAGGCTTAATATCAATGTCTCTGTAAAAACCAGCCACTTGTTGTTTTCTTAATTCGTTTTCAGAAATTTTTACTTTGTGAATAATTGCTTCGGCATCATCTAAACTGGTTGCAGTATACGGTACAATAAGTTCTTCTGCTGGAACAAACTTAGATACCGCTCTTTGCATCATGTCATCGTAATAAACTTTTTTAAATGCAGAACCTGCAAGAGGTAAATAAAATAACATCTGGTCAAAGTCAGGTTCATACTCCATCATCTGATCCATGATTTGATAATTCATGAAATCTTTCACACGATTAGCCTGTTGTGTTTTTTCTGGAGTTTGTAATCCTACCACTTGCGTTCGAACAGGTCCGTTTGCAGGGAGTAATTCTTTGTACGCCAAAGCTTGGAACTGTGTCGCCGCTTCTGCTAAAACAGGGTGGGTTGCACCTGACGCACCTGAAAATGGTTCAGTACGATTGTTGTACTTGAACCCTAACAAGTCGAGTCCTTCTGTGTAAGTTCTTTCCCAGTCTTTTCTAGAATTTTTGTAATCTAAATAATTTTCAAATAAACGTGAGCCTAACATTTCAAGTTGTTGCTCTTCAACAAAGTCTGCTAGGTTTGCATTAAAATCTGTTGCTTGTCCTTGTGCGACTGCATTCGGATCAAAATTAATTTCTACGCCACCATCTTCAAGTTCAGTTACTTCCGTGTCTGCTTGTTCACGAAGTTGCTCTTCCATCTCAACCGCTAAGTCTTCTGTTGTCTCTTCAGGTTGTTCGCTTATGTTTGGTAACGTTTTGTCTACGGCCATATTTTCTCTCCAGTTTTACTGTTTTAACAGTATTATAGTTATATTCAACCCCCTGCGGTTGTGGTCCTGATTTCGGAGGTATCGTTGTGGTTAATCGTTTAATCATAAAAATCATCTGGCTCTGGTTCCGGTGGATCATAGTCTCCATATCGGTTTACGATGTCCTCACCAGGATTTTTTTCAATAAATTCTTTTCCGTCTTGTTTTTTCTTTTGAGCAATCTCATCTGTTTTACCTGTTGCAAATTTTTCAACAGAGTGCCAATCACTGGCTGCATCATCTAAATCATTAGTTATATATTCTCCTGGCTCTATATCATAATCACCATCAGGGCTAACTTGTCTGCCTTCTGCTCTCGTTTCAATAATGTTAAATTCACCAAATTCATTAATAGGTGTTCCATCATCTGCGATACCTGTTACTTTATTTGGAGTCATGGTAAACTCTACAGGAAAATCATTAACTCCAGCCCCTGTGTCTACTGAAACAATAATTTCTCCAGTATCTGGTGTTTCTGTTAAAGTGTATGTTCCATCTGGAGTTTTTAATTCTTTTACTGTTTGTCGTTCAATCGTTGCTGCTTTATCTGAAATATCAATTCCTTCTTTTGTAAGTTTTTCTACAAGTGGTGCAAACCAATCAGGTGTGCCTTGAGGTGCATCTTTTAAAACTTTTTTTGCTGCAGGGGTTTTTAATTGTTTTACACCGCCTCGTATCCCGCCAATAATCGCAGCAATACCTGCGGCTAGTTTTAAAAAACTTCTTCTTCCTATTTTACCAAACCCACCTCTTTTAAATCCAAGACGTTCAAGTTCGTTCATACGTCTATTAAATCTTTGTTCTTCATCTTTAAAATAATCTATCACAGACTGACCTGTTTCTTTTAAAAATTTTCTAGGTCTTTGTTCTTCGGATTGTTTTTCATAACGCTCTTTTAATTTATCTTCTGCTTGTTTAAATTTTTGTTCGAGTGGACTTCCTTCTTTTAATTGATCTAATTCTTTGTCTAGGATCTGAGCATTTTCGATAACTCTTTTTTCAAAAGGACTTTTTTCTCCTGGTGAAAATATTTCTGCGTATCCAGATTTTACTCCTGGTGCTCCAAAATATTCTACAAAACCTGCGTCTGCTATAAATTGTTTTTTTCTGTTCACAAGATCTGCGTATTTTACTACATCAGGATCAAAGCCAGATTCTTCTACAACTTTTTCTAATCTTGTTTTTCCAGCACCTGCTAAACCAAAAATAGTGTTGCTTAATATTTCATCAAAATCTACGCCTCTTGAGTAAGCAGGTATGGCAAAGGCTGCTTCAAAACCAACCTCAGCAATTAAACCACCAAGCACACCTCCTATAAATTTAGCAGCTGGTGTTCCAAATTTTTTCATCTTTGCTATTTCATCTTTAAACAACCCTTCTGCATCAAAAGGATTCATAGATAATTTATTGTTTAGTCGATTTAATATTTCTCTAGTCTCTGGGTCTACGTCTAGATCTTTAAATAATTTTTTTTGTATTTTTTCATCTTTTACAAACTCTTGTGCGGTGACCGCACCTTTTGGCATTTGTATAGTATACCCTGCTCGTTTTGATGCACTCACAATATCTAGTCCTTGTTTTTTTAACTCAGCTAATCTTTTTGGTGAATAATATTTTGAAACATCTTCTGCTTTTCTAATTCTTGGTAACTGAACATTGTAGCGATCTTCAAAATTTGTTGCTAGTTTATTAATCTTTTTAGAAATTGTATTAAAATTTTTAGGATTATTTTTTAAATTTTCTCTTGCTCTAGAAAATGCAGATTGAAAAGATGCCATTTCTTCTTGGTTTAACTTACTCTCCATCACATCAATAAATTGTGAAAACTCTGCTGCGTCGCTTTTTGCAGAACCTACCACTCCAGCAATTTCATTAATATCAAAACCTTTAATTTTATTTTTAGCAAGAACGTCTCTTGCTTTTGTTTTTAATTGAGCAAATGTTCCTCTTTCATTTCCAAGTTTATCATCAATGAGTTCTAAAGAAATATTATAAAGGTTAGAGTGATATGGATTACCAAATTGAAATTTGTCCATTGCAGTAAATAGTTTTTGTGAAGCAGTGCTATTTCTTCTTACTTCATTTAATTCATCAAAACCAAAATCTTGTCCCCCATAGTGTTGTGCTAATCTTACCGTTGCAGTTGCTGCTGCATAAGGTTTGATACCAAGTTTGGTGATGATTTCATCAGGAACAATTTGTCCTTTTCGAATGTAATTCATCGCTTCTTTATCATTATGAAGTTTAAGCATATTTTCAACAGTCTTAGGTTGGATTTTTCTTTGACTTGCAAAGTCTTTATCAATGATATTCCTAAGTCCTCCATTAAAAAATTCTTCTTTAGAAAGATCAAACTTATTTCTAATATCTGCTGTTGTTACTCCAGGTTTATTTGCATATTTTAAAAATGCTTTTTTCTTTTTTGGATCATCAAGAATAACTCGTGACTTGTAAAATTTATCTGATTTATATTTTAATTTTTCTATAAATTTATTTGCTGCTTCTTCAGTTTTAAAAACCTTAGTTCCTTTTTTCTTTGCAACTGGATCCCATACATCTTTAATAGTCCATTTTCCTTTATTAGGTCCTGATGTTGCTAAACCTGCTTCATAAAAACCTTCTCGCTCCACGACGCCCCCTGCTTGCATCTCGCTGCGCGCTGCTTGCATCTTAGGGTCTTGGTACACAACAAAGTCACGCGTGAGATATTTCTTAGGTCTCATCGCCTTTCTAAAATCACTAATTTTCATATTACAATCCTAACAGATAGTTTAGGCCGCCTTCAGCATTTTTCTTTCTGTCAACCGGTAGTCCTGATTTTTCTCCTTCAACACCAGGGTATTTTTTTCTAGATTCATAAACCTTGCCGCTCGCTTCTCGAATCTGTTTTTCAAAGTTTTCTAAGTCCTTCATCGTTTTAATTGGAACGCCAGCTTTTTTTGCTTGATCCATTAGATCAACAAGATCTGCTGCTCGGTCAGCTCCCATCTTTTTACTTTTTACAAGTTTGTTAATCAATCTCATAATTCCACCTGCTGCCATACCCACACGGCCACCTTCTTTAAATTCATAATCAATATCTTCTAGTGTAGAAATAACAGAATTAGGTGTACCAAAGTCTTCACCTGGCTCATCGAGGTAATCAACATACTCGATGTTTTTCATTTTGGAGGAATCCTCTGGATTTGTTAATGTTGGATAGTTATCCGGCATAGTTGTTTGTATACCTGCATCAACTTTTTCTTTTATCACTTCTAATACTTCCTCTTCGGTATCATAACCCGTCATGTCGAGTCCTCCTTCTCGACGCATCTGTACTCTAGCATCGTATGCGGCGTCTCGAGTGGCTTGTGGTAATTTATAATTCTCTTCAATCTCGTATCTTAAAATAGCTCTTGCGTCGGCATAATCACCACGTCTAATCGCATCTTCTGCAGCTTCAAACTTACGATAAGCATCGTCCATTAATATTTTCATTTCAGATTTATCAATGTAAATCGTGTCTCCAAAATTTTTATCAACGAGTTCTGGTCTGCCTCGTTGTGGTCCACCTGAAGACTCACCTCCTCCTTTAGCTTGTCTTGCTTGCTCGTTTTGTGCTTCTAATTTTTTCTTAACAGCTGCTTCTGCTTTTTCCTTATCCTTCAAAGGTAAAGCTTCAATTTCTGCTCTTGGTAATTTTCTTTGATCGACTACAGTAAAAGTCGGTGGCTCTGAAGTCATTCGTCCTTTAGTTGCTTCATTTGATAAATAATCGTCAATCAACTGATCTGCATTTTTGTCCATGGTTTTTTCCATGACATCAATGTCATCTAAATTTTTACCTTTGGCTTGATCTAAATTATGAGTCAGCGCTCCGTCTAAAACTTGTCTGGCTTGACTTTCTATTTCTTTAAGCTCTTGTCCTTGCGGAAAACGTTTGTTGCTTCTGACGAAGACCTTGATCAATGCTTGTACTATTTCTCCTATTTTGCCCATATATAATTTTCCCGTTTACAGTTGGTAGGACTGTAAGCATATTAATAGTACGTTTTAGGGGTTTGTTCAACAGTTTCTTCCACATAGTCTTCAGGATGTTCAAGAAAGCCTCCTTGTCTAAATCGCATGACGGCTTGTGTTGTCGAGTCCACCAGGTCGTCATGATCCCCGTATGGAAACGCTGCGCACTCCTCAATCACCTCTTGAGCAAATTGTTTCTCGGTGGGCGCCCATATGCATCCACTTTCAAATAGAGGTGCAACTGAGTTAACACGTGTATGTTTATCATTTCCTTTGCTCGGTGTAAAGTTTACCACCGGTATTCCCATCTGGCGTAATTCATAAGTCAGCGGGAGGCCAGATGCTTTAGACTCTATAATCACTGTTTCTGGTGTCCAGTAATCATATTGTTCTTTTGCCACGCGGCGAAGTTCGGGGAACTCGTATCTATCTTTCAACGCATCGAGTAACATCAATTGTGGCCCATTAAATTTTTCATCATAGAATACGCCCCATGTTGTAATTGCAGAATAGTCTGCAGTTTGTTTTTTCATAAATGCAGTATCGTAAGATTGAATGACATGAGTAAGTGGTGGTAAGTCTTCAGATTCCCATTTCTGCCACCACTCTCGTTTAATCAAAGATCCTTCTTCTGATGTTGGGTTTTGCATCCACTGTGCATTCCATTTACCAAGAGACAAAGATGCTTTGACTCCAAGCAGTTCATCCTTCTTCCAAAACTCTGGCCATACGGGTTCACCTGATGGCATGATCGCAGGAAACTCTATGATGTCCCATTGATCAGCTTTGGGTTCTGAAGATGCTTTGATTAGTTTACTTGTTAAATCTTTTGTACTCCATCTTGTCATGACTAAGACAATCGTTCCACCTGGTTGCAAACGTTGACGTGGACCCGAGGTGTACCACTCGTATGCTTTTTCTAATGCATCAGCATTTAGTGCATCTTGTTCCGAGTGTGGGTCATCAATAATTAAAAGGTCTGCACCTCTTCCTGTGATTGCTGACCCGACACCCGCTGCATAGTACTCACCTCCTTGCTGGGTTTCCCATTTACCCGCAGCTTGTGAGTCCTGCCTGAGTCTTGTTTTAAATATTGAAGTGTACTCAGGAGTGTCCATTAATGTTTTAGCTTTACGACCAAAACGTACTGCGAGTTCGGTATTGTGAGTTGATTGAATGATTTTAAGTTTTGGGTTACGACCAATCATCCAAGCGGGTAATAGATAAGAACTAAATTCAGACTTAGTGTGTCTTGGTGGCATGTTAATGATGACACGCTTTAGTTCACCTTTTGAAATTTTATTAAATTTATCTGCAATCATTTTATGGTGGGTCCCTTCAATAAATTCTGGCCACATATGTTTTACAAAACTCATAAAATCATTTTGAATTTGAGACTCCTTTTTCTTATCCGTGTATCTAAGATACATCTTCATGAAGTCTTTTTTGACGTCAGGGGGTAAATTTTTTATTTTATTTAAATCGACTTTCATTTCGAAAATTTTTTCTGCAAAATTTTTTTGGTTTAATTTTGGAACCTAGAATGATTTTAACCCATGTCTATCTATAAAACAAGGCATAAAGGGGCTAGCTTTGGGACCCCTTTGTATATTAGGGGTATTAATAAAAAAGCAACGAGCCTTTTTTGGCTCGTTGCTGGTACCTCTATTAATTATGCTTCTATTATTTTTTTATCTATGTATGGATTGCCTTGCCAATTTAATTTTTTTGTCTGTTGCACCTCGATACTTGTTTCGAGAGGCTCGCTTCTAGGCTCTAATGCAATGATCTCTCGTAAATGTTTTTGCATATACTCGGACCTACATCTCTCATCACAAAAATAAGCATACCATCTATTTTCGTTCCATCGGTCAAGTTTAATTTTACGTGTACGTAAAACTTTGTTACCTTTTACACCTCTAATTCTACCTAAGGTGTGTCGCTTGTGGCACTCTGGTCCATGACACCAATTAAACTGACTCATAGGTCCTCACAGAATAATTGCGCCACAGATAAACCCATGCAAAAGAAAAAACCTACTGCACAGATTATCGCGACTGTATTTGGTATAATGTTGAGCGCTCCCATAAATACTGTTGCACCCATACAAAAAAAGAAGAATAATGTTTTAAATATAAACCACATATTAATTATATCCTTTCGGTGTTACGACATAGTCCCCTACTGCAGTTCTATATCCCATGTTATCTAAATCAAAATAAGTGAAACACTTGTTTCCCTTTTTATCTGTCCACTCTTTTGTTTTGTTATCAACCTTACCTGACCTTGTAATAAAGCCCTTATGCTTCTTAGCAAAGTAAGTAATGTTAAAGTATGTCTTTATTGTCATAATATATCCTTTCGTTAAGGGTATCCTATATTAAATAGGATACCCTGTCAAGTCTTAATTTATACTTGCACTTTGTAATGCTTTGAAATGAGCGATCTTAGCTTCTCGACTTTCAAACTCGTCATCTTTGTCTGTAAGCATATCCGCCAAGTTATCAGGACTGAATACACTTAAAGCCATTGTAGACTGATCGTTAAGCATAGCTTCATTTAAAGGTATTCCAAGTTTATCAAACAATTCTTTTGCTTGACTGTACTTAGTATAAGATTTTAAACCTTGCTCTATCTTAGTTACCTTTTCATTGATGTAATCAAACATAGCTTCATGAGTTCTAACTAACTCTTCTTGTGCTATTCTAAATTGATTTAAGGTTGAGTGTGTAATGTCATCAACTTGAAACTGTCTACTATGACAATAACTCGTTCCAATAACAGGAATAGTATGTTTCCAAAATGGGTCATTGATAGGTTTATTTATATCGTCATCAC